CGCTCGTCGCCATGGACGCCCAGGCGGTGATCGAGATGGGCGACACGATGGGCACGCGGAAAAAGGATCTCATTTTCGCGGGCACTGAGCTGAAGGCTCGTATCCGAGCGGGTGCGGTCATCGCGAACGTTGCGGATGACGCGTTGTGGCCGGCTTGAGCCTGCTCGAACGTTTGGACGCCCAAGCCTCGGGCTGGCTCGGAATCGTTATGACGGCCGAAGCTTGTCGGCAAAACGTCCCGTGAATGCAAATTGCCCCACGTGCGTGATGTCTTCGGTCACGTTTGCCCAGATCTCACCACCGCACTCGACGATCCAGCGATGGCAAAAAGAGTAGTCCTCACCGTAGAATGCTCCGTGTTTGCTCTCGATTGGGCGGAAAGCCTGGAGGAGACCGTTCGCCCATCCCGGCCCTCCCTGGAACCCTGGGGCCCAAAGCCCGGGGATCTCTTTCATTCGCTCCAAAACTTCGCGCTTGATGAGCAGGACTCCGGCTCCTGTTGAATGTACGCGGGTAAAACCCTCGTCTGACACCTGAAGAATGGGTCCGTTCGACCCCTCCGACGTGATGACAGTTGGTGCGACGAAGTCATTCGCCATAGAAAACAGGCGTTCCGCGCTCTGCGCGGACACAGCCATCTCTTTCACCCGCTCCGCCTTGAGCTGCTTGGCCGGATATATTGCGCTGACAACAGGTTTGTCGAAATCAAGCATCTTCTCCAGCAGGCTCGACCCAAATCCCATGTCGGCATCAACAAAAAACAGATGCGTGATATCCTGGTTGGCCAAAGCGTAGCTCGCGAGAATATTGCGAGCAAGATCAAGGACGGACATGCTGATTAGGCGTTGGGAAATCTTCGTCGGGACACGGAAGCTTGGAGCCGCCCTCACGATAGAGGTCACGGTCTCGTGGAAGTGTATCGTCACCATGCCTCCATAGGCTGGCGTTGCGATCAAGACGTGACGTGGGAGGACCATGCGGATGTCTCTGACCTAATGTGTTCCCTTGAAGCGGCTACCCTTCTGGCGAGCGGCTTCCCGGCGTGCAACTAGCGGCCGCCGTCGTTCTACCCTGTCCTAACTCAATCGTCGCCGTTGCGCTCCTGACGACCATCGGGACGGAGCAACAACCAAACCCGCTCCTGACACCGGCCTCCGGGCCGCCCTTCACCCCTGCCGGGCTCGCCGGTGGGGCCTCTCAGCGTGGAGACACCACCCATGGCCACCGCTCCCGTCTTCGGCACAATCGACCAGCGCTTTTCCGACGAGCCCCTGGCGACCGGACCGATCGACTTCTCGAAGATCGCCTTCGTCTCGACCTCCACGGGCGCGGACGACATCCTGTTCCCGGCCGGCGTCAGCACCGACCTCGCCTCCTACAAGGCGGTGCGGTTCACCTCCTCGGACACCACCTTCACGTCGAAGCTCGGCAGCGGCTACCTCGCCGACGCGGTGCGGGCCGTGAACGCGCAGCTCGCGCCCGGCTCGCAAGCGGCCGACATCACCGTAATCCGCTGTGCCGAAGGCACGGGAGCGGATGCCGCCGCGAAGCTCGCCGCCACCATGGCGAACGTGATCAAGGGCCTGGAGGCGTTGAAGTACGCGCCCCAGAAGATCAACGCCACACCCCGCCTCGTCGGCGTGCCGGGCTACACCGCGCAGCGCACCGGCACCGACGCCAACCCGGTGATCGCCGCCCTGCCGGAGGTGCTCTCCGCGCTCCTCGCCGTTGCCGTGGTCGACGTGGACGACTCCTCGCGCGACGCTGCGATCGATGCTCGGGAGAAGATCGGCTCGGACCGCATCTTGCCGGTGGGCGTGGCCGCGCGCGTCTTCGACACCGACGGCACCACCGTCATCACCCGCCCCATGGCACCGCGCATCCTCGGCCTGATGACCCGCGTGGACTTCCAGAGCGGCGGCAAGCCGTTCGAGCCCTTCGCCAACCGGCAGATCTACGGGCTCGTGAACACGTCCCGCGATATCCCGTTCGACCTGCGGGACGGATCGGTCGAAGGCCAGCAGCTCCTCGCCGCGGAGGTCTCGATCGTCACGCAGGGCGAGGTCGATATCGACGGCGCCATCGCGGACGGCGGCTTCGTCTTCATCGGCACCGACAACTGCGCCAGCGACGGCGACCTCTGGCAGCAGATCCATCAGGTGCGCGGCGCCGACTACATCGACGTCGAGCACATGCGGATCACCCGCCTGTTCCTCGGCCGCAAGATCAGCGCCTCGAATGCCGAGGCTTGGATCAACTCGCTCAAGTTCAACCTGCGCGACCACAAGGCCGCCGACGACATCCTCGGCTACAAGGTCGAGTTCAAGCCCGACCAGAACAGCCCGGAGCAGGTCCGGGCCGGCCGCCTGACCACCGATCTCGGCATCGAGGAGGCCCCGGTGTTCCGCGTCGCGAAGCGCAACGTGCGCCGCTACCGCCAGGCCGTGAACGACCTCGTCGCCGACATCGCCGCGCGCATCAACGCGGCCGCCATCCTCTGAGCGGGCCGCCGGCCCTCCTCCCCCAGCATCAGCCTGAAGGACGACCGCGATGCCCGCGCAGTACCCCTACATCATGGAAGCGATCGACGTGCGGCGGGCGACGCAGCCCGACTCCTCGCGCCGCAAGATCATCAAGACCATGGCGCTGCCCGCGCTCACCCGCGTCACGGCCGAGATGATGTCGGGCGGCTCGATTGCGAAGCTCAACCTCAGCTACCCGCAGATCGAGGCGCTGGAGCCGAAGTTTGCCACCCACGGCCCAGACCTCGACGTGCTGAAGAACTTCGGCCTCGTCTCTGGCGCCGCCATGGAGAAGTGGGTCTTCGCGGGCTCGATGCGGGTCCGGAAGGGCGGCGTGGTGCCGGCCCGCGCCACGATCGAGGGCGTGGTCAACACCTGGGAGCCGGACGAGAACACGCCCGGCGAGCTCATGGGCTGCAACCACACCTTCGCGGAGGTGACGCACTACGAGCTGATCATCGACGGCGAGGAGCTGTTCTACTTCGACGACGACGAGAACATCGCCCGGTCGGGCGGCGTGGATTGGTTCGCCGCCACCCGCCGGGCGCTGGGGATCTGATCAGCCGCGGGGCGGTCGCTCTCCTACCGGCCCTTGTCGGCCGCCCAAAGGATCGCTCGGTGCATTCGAGTGATCCTCGCACAGATCCCGACCCCGAACGCGAAGACGTTGAAGGCCAGCAAAGCCGCCACATAGGTAAGGGACTTCGTCCAGAGAGAGCCAATGTAGGCGGCTTCCGCGATGGAAACCGAGCCGGATGTGCTGGTCTTATAGGCGGCAGCTCCGCTTATCTCCCCGGAAATGATGAAGAACGCCCCAGCGTTTACGAGCGCGATGATCGCTAAGCCACCCCAATCGTGGGGCTTCGGGGCGAACTCATTCGACACAGCTTTTCTCCAGATTGCATCCAGGATCTAGCATGCCGAGCTACACCCTCGCCAAGCCCGTCGTGCTGAAAGACGGACGGCAGTTCGCTGTGCTGACAATGGAGAGCGCGACGCTTGCCGGCGTCGCCATGCACGAGACCGTGCTGGCGAACACCGGATCCTCGACCGCGGCGCTCGTCGCGATGCTGGCGGTCGAGTGCGGCTGGCCGCAGGAAGCCGTCGGCCGGATCGCCGCCGCCGAGATGGAGGCGGTCATCGAAGCGCTCGACCCTTTCGCCTTCGCTCGCCAGCCTGGCGAGAGTGGCGAACCCTCGCAGCAGACCTCGCCCACCTCCTGAGTACCCCGCTCCCGGCGCTCCGCCCGGAGCCTTGGTCCGAGATCCTCGCGTGGCACGCCGAGGCCGTCCGGATCGCGCAGTGGCACGCTGAAGGCTGAGAACCCCGCATGGCATCTCGCACCGCGCAGCTCATCGCGCAGCTCGTCGATCGCGTCTCCGGCCCGGCCAAGGGCATGGCCGGCGCGCTCGACGGCGTCGCCGCGGCCGGGAAGCGCCTCGGCAAGGGCATGGCGACGCCCGCGCTCGACAAGCTGACGAAGGACCTGAAGGACGCGCAGGCGCAGGCCGAGAAGCTGGCGCAGCTGCAGAACCGGATGAAGACGCTCGGCACCTCGCGCACTGCCTTCAACGGCGCGCGCCAGGATCTGGAGCGGATCAGCCGCGAGCTGGAGGTGGCGCGTAAGCTCTCGGCGGCCGGCGACAAGGAGGCGGCCCGCTCCGTGCGGACGCTGGAGCGAGAGCAGGCCCGCGCCCGCGCGTCGGTGCGCTCGGCCGCCAGCGCGTTCGAGGCGGAGGCCGAGGCGGCCAAGCGTCTGCGCCGCGAGCTGGCAGCGCTCGGTGTCCCGATGACGTCGCTCGCCTCGGCGCAATCGTCCGTCGCGGCGAAGGCGCAGGCCGCAGCGACGGCGCTCGATCGGCAGACACGGGCAGAGAAGCGCGCGCGCGCGGCTGACGCGCTCGCCTCGCAGGCGCGAGAGGCCGGGGCGCCTGGCCGGCGCGGGGTCACGGGCGGCCTGGGGCTGGCCAGCGGGCGGTTCCTTGGCGCCGGCGCGGCGGCCTACACCGCGGCGGCCACCTACAAGCAGGCGGCCGCCTTCGACCGCCGGATCACCATGATCGGGCAGACGGCCGACGCCGCGCGGCCGCAGATCGACCAGCTCGGCGCCAGCGTCCATGACCTGGCACAAGAGACGGCCACGCCAGTTGATCGCCTCGTCGGCGGTCTGGAGGCGCTCGTCGCGCAGGGGCGCAGCCTGAAGGAGGCGATGGACTTCCTCCCCTCCGTGGCGCGCACCGCTGCTGCGACGGGCTCCGAGGTCGACGACATCGCGAAGTCGGCCGACTCGGTCGGGTCCAACTTCAATATCGCCGGCAAGGAGATGCAGGCCGCTTTCGACATCATGGCGGCGGGCGGCAAGGCCGGGCAGTTCGAATTGAAGGATATGGCCCGCTACCTGCCGAGCCTGTCGCCGGCCGCGAAGGCGGTCGGCTTCGCCGGGCAGCAGGGGCTCTCCGACATCGTCGCCATGCTGCAGGTGATCCGGAAGGGCACCGGCTCATCCGAGGAGGCGGCGACCTCGTTGACCAACATCTTCCAGAAGATGGAGAGCGAAGAGACGGTCAAGCGCTTCAAGAAGATGGGTGTCGATCTTGAGGCGGCCATGAAGAAGGGGCGCAAGGAGGGGCGGAACCTGATCGAGGTGTTCGAGGAGGCCGCGAACTTGGCGCTGAAGGGCGACCTCTCGAAACTGCCGAACCTCATCGCCGACCAAGAGTTCGGTCGCGGTGTGCGGGCCCTGATGACCTATCGGGGCGAGTGGCAAAAGCTCTCGGCCACGATCCGCGAGACCTCAGCCGGCACCGTCTCAAAAGATCTGCAGCAGGTCACGAAGGACTCGCAGTCGGCCCTCGACCGGCTCAGCAACTCGGCCCAGCGCGCCGGCCAGGCCGGCGCCCGGTTCATGGACTCGGCCTTCGGTACCAGCGACCGGATCCAGGGCGTCGCGAAGGCGCTTGAGGGCACCGCGCAGGCGATCGAGCGCATCAACGAGGCCTACAACAAAGGGGGCCTGCTCGGCGTCGGCAAATTCCTGAAGGATCTGCCCGGCGAGGCCGCGCGTGAGAAGCTGGCCGAGACCTTGCCGGAGCGGAAAAAGGAGCAGGCCGGCCAGATCAAGGCGATCGAGGACGACATCACCGCGACCGAGCGGACGATGCGGCAGACCGGGCGCTTGCAGGAGCAGATCGACGGCGTGCTCCGATCGAAGCGGGCGGCGCTCGCGGCGGCCAAGCGTGCGCAGGGCGATCTCGACATGGAGACGGCAGGCTTCCGGAAGGGTCCGCCGAGCATGTTGCAGGAACCGACAACACCGATCCAGGGGCAGACTGGCCCGATCGGCCAGGGCGGCGGCTCGCGGAACGGCACAGCCTTCAACGAGGCCTTCCCGATCGATCTCTCCGGGCGGAAGCCCATGCCGGCCGTGACGCCGCTGCCGCCGCGCAGGCCAGCCAGCGTGCCGACCCTCTACGGCAACGTGGATGATGCATTCGGGCCCGGGCAGACGATCGCGCCCAAGGTCGACACCTCTCAGGTCGAGGGCGCCCAGACCAAGCTCGACGAGCTCGGGACCAAGATGGACGAGGTCGGGCAGAAGACCATCGCGCCGCCGGTCAACAGCGCCCCCGTGGACGGCATCATCGAGAAGCTCGGGCGCGTGCTCGGGCTGATCTCGCAGGTGAACAGCGGCGCCGACGGCGCGGCAGCGAAGGTCAGCGCCCTCTCGACGGCAGCCGCGAACGCGGGCGGCGCGATGGGGCGCACCGGCAAGGTCGCCTCCGCGCGTTCCGGCGCGTTCGCCGATACAGGGATGGGGTAGCGCATGCTCTGGCAGGTCGGCCCGCTCACCATCTCGCGGCGCCCGTACAACATCGAGGAGTGGTCCCGGGAGGCGTCGGCCTCCTGGGCGAAGAAGGAGCTACTCGGGCGCCGCCCGGACCGCGAGTTCACGGGCGAGGGCGAGGAGACGCTGACGCTGAAGGGCACGCTGCATCCCTTCAATCGGAACGCCATCGCCGGCCTGTCGAGCCTGGATCTCGCGCACAGCCTGTGCCGTTCCGGGCAGGCCGTCTTCGTCACCCGGGCGGACGGGCGCGTGTTCGGCTTCTACGGGATCATCAGCGTCAGCGAGACCCACAGCGCAATCGGCCCGCACACCGGCGGGATCGGGCAGCAGATCGAGCACGAGCTGAAGCTGGAGCCGGTCGGACAGCCCGATCTCGGGTCCTCGACCGACCTTCTGTCCCAGTTCATCAGCCTGTTCGGGTGACGCGATGCCGACGACGATCCGCGTAGCGGGCGAGAAGGTCACGCTGGACCTGCTCCTCTGGCGCCATGGCAAGCGACGCGGCGCCACCTCGGCGCGACTTGCCGAGACGCTTGCGCTGAACCCGGGCCTCGCTGCGTTCGGTCCCTACATCCCGGTCGGCACGCCCGTCCTGATCCCGGACCTGCCGCCGGAAAGAGAGCGGCGCCTGTCGGTGACTGCCGTCTCCCTTTTCGACTGAGGCTGCGATGCCGCTCACCGTGGATTGGGCCATCACGCTCGACGGCCAGAACTACACCTCGCGCTTCAACCCCTACGTCATGGAGATCGAGGTCCAGGATCAGGACGGGACCGAGAGCGACACGGCCCGGCTCACGCTCGCCGACGACGGGCGGCTGATCATGCTCAAGAAGGGCCTGATGCTGAGCGTGTCGATCCTCGGCGTGAAGGTGTTCGAGGGGAAGACCGAGAGCCCGCGCTACACCCTGGCGAAGGGCGACGGCGGCCGGCTCATCATCTCGGCCAAAGGCTTCGATGCGGAGAAGGGCGCCAAGGAGGGCAAGCACTTCGCCAAGGAGGACGCGACCCTGAAGGAGTACCTGGAGGAGTTCGCCAAAAAGGCGGGGCTCTCCGGGATCAAGGTCGACGAGCAGCTCGGCAAGATGAAGAGCCCGTGGCGCGGTCCAGAGGGGCGGTCGTTCATCCACGAGGGCAACCGCCTCGCCCGGGAGTACGGGGCCGCCTTCAAGATCCAGGGCGACAAGGCCGTCTTCGTGAAGCGCGGCAAGGGCGTCACCGCCAGCGGCCAGCCCCTGCCGACGATCCAGGCCACCAACCCGGGCAACCTGCTCAACGTGGACATCGAGCCGTTCGAGGCCCGCTCCGTCTACCGCGACGTGCGCGTCCAGGGCTTCGACCGAAAGACGGCCAAGTTCTTCGAGGAGAAGGTGGACATCGACACCTCGGGCGCGACGGGCGGCGCCTCGGCGGTGCTCCGGGGCAAGCGCAGCGACAAGGACGACGCGAAGGCGCGCGGCGAGGGCCGGAAGACCGAGGCCGAGCGGGACAAGGGCGGCGGCACGGTCGAGATCGACATCGAGCCGCAGGCCCGGGCCGAAGGCACCTGCATCGTATCCGGCACACGCGCCGGCATCGACGGCACCTACCGGATCGCCAGCGTCACCCACACGCTGCGCCCAGGCGAGGGCGGCGGCGCCACGACGAAGCTCGAGCTGAAGCAGCCGGACGACAAGGCCGGCAAGGACTCCCGCAAGGCGGGCCAGACCTCGGAGGGCTGACCATGACGGCTTCCCCCGCCCCGATCACACCGCCGCAGCGCGACATCGTCATCTGGCGCGGCGACAATGAGCCGGCCGTGAAGTGGTGCTTCGGCGACGCGAGCACGCCGGACCTCCTTGCCGGGTCCGAGTTCGAGCTGACCGTGCGCTGGGCGGGCGCGGGCGCGGACATGGTGCTGCGCTCCGAGGACCCGGTGACCACGCTGACCGTGGATGTGTCCGCCCGCACCGTTGCCTGGGCCTACACCGCGGGCGAGAGCCTGGAGCTGCCGCGCGGGGTCCACAGCTACGAGCTGCGCCGCGTGATCGGCGACCGCCGCCGGACCTGGGTCTGGGGCACGCTCAGCGTCATGTCGGGGCTGCGCCGTGACTGAGCCGCGCATCGTCTACGTGCCGGTCCCCGCCTCGCCGCCGGTGGTGATGGTCCCGGCGCCGCGCCTGCCCGCCGCCATCTTGGTTGAGACCGGCCCGGTGGGCCCGCGCGGCCCGGCGGGCGGGGCGGGCCCGGTCGGCTCCTACGGACTCGGCCAGATCACCTACACCGAGCGCATGCTGGAGGCCTCCGACACGTTCGAGCCGGGCGTGCGCGGGCCGGTGCTGTTCGAGCCGACCAGCGTTCAGGACTACCTCAACCCGCCCTTCGACGGGCACGCCTTCTGGGTCGATAACCGCGTGGCGGCCCGGGCGCTGGGCGATCTCTACGACTTCCAGATCAACCTCATCGTGACCGCGCAGGTGGCGGGCGGCGAGGTGCGGCTCGAGGCCGATGTCGGCTCGGCGCTCGGGCCGGTGGCCGCCGACACGCAGAGCCTGTTCGCCGCCGCCCTGGAGCCGGAGCGCGTCACCTTCCGGCTCCGGGTCCAGGCGCTGGCCGGCTTCCTCGCCAACGGCTGCGCCTTCTACCTGACGAGCTCCGTGCCGATCACGACGATCAGCGAGACGGTGCTGGTCGCGCCCGCCTCGATCTGGGGCCGACCGTGAGGACGGCGGTCTGGTACGACGCCGGCTGCGACGTGATCTGGATCAGCAGCCACGAGGAGCCGTTCGCCCCGCGCACGCTGCGGGCGCTTCTCGACGACGCTGGCCGGATCCACATCCGCCGCGTCGGCCAGGACAAGACGCTGGCGGGCGGCACCTACGCCGACTTCGCCGACGGCGCGGGCTTCGGCTTCCTCTCGCCGGCCGAGGCGCTGATCTACCTCGACGAGGTCTTCGGGCGGCGCCCGGAGCAGGCCGTCACGGTGCCCGCGCCGATCGCGCTGTCCGGCCACCGGGTGATCAGCGTGACCGCGGTCGGCATCGGCTACGCCTCGAGCGACGACCCGGCGAGCGTCGCGGCCGTGCTCGGCATCACCGAGTCGGCGTGCGAGGCCGGCATCGTCCCGGCCCACCGCACCGCGG